GGGAGGAGAAGTCGGAGAGCGTCCGTGGCAAGATGTGCCTGTTCACGAAGAAGGATGCGGAGACCGGACGTGTTACCGTTGAGCAGGGTATGCTCCTCGTAGATTCGTTTGACCCCGAAACCTTCTACGTTTCCGACGTCGTGAAGAAGCCGGACATCTGGGACAGCTATGATTCCGTGAACGACAACAAGTCCAATATCACGGCGTTCCGTAGCGGGAACAACCTCATCCTCCAGTTCTACAAGCGGAGGAACGAGAAGATTGCGAAGCACCCCGTCTTCAAGGACGAGGTCTTGAAGGGGATGATGAACGAGAAGGACTTCGTCCGCACGAAGGATTATATCCAATGCTCCATCCCGGACGGCAAGGTGGACGAGGCCCTTGAGCACGTATACAAGGAGTACGGCTTCACGAAAGACCACCTGTTCATTATGCCGGACAGCACCGAGAGGGTGGATGCGATCGTGCCGGATACGAGGCCCTATAAGGAAATCATTGACGAATACAACGAGAAGTATCCGTACTATTATGCTTCCTGGCAGCTTGAGAACAAGATTAAGGAGCTGATTGCCCGCCATAAGGCGGACATCGAAAACGAGGACGTAATCAAGCAAATCAAAGACCTCGTAGCCTACCGCCAGGCGATGTACCGCAAGGACTACGCCCGGAGAGACACGGGACGCCTCGCTTGGGAGGCACTCATCCAGCAGGGAGAGTTTGAGAAGAACACGGAGGACAAGGCCGCTCGCGATACCGCATACAACAAACTTGAGGCGATCAAGGCGGAAATGGCTTCCCGTCTCGGCGACATCACGAAGAACGGAACGCTCAAGCACTACAAGCAGGGCCGTCACGCCATCAAGGAGATTGAGGACATCTTCAACGAGTTCAACAAGGACAAGTTCAACAAGGAGATGGCCGCGAAGATTTTCAAGAAGTTCAAGAGCATCAAGGAGGCGAACATCCCCATCGTGTTCAGCGAGAAGATTGACAACGGGACGGGAGGTTTCAGTCAGGGTCAGCTCGTAGAATACAACTGGAAGTTCTACAATGCGGATTGGATCAGCGACCAGCAGAAGGCGAACACCGCGCTCCACGAACTCGTCCATACGATGACGGTATATGCGAAGAAAGCCGTAGACGATGGTCTCGGTCACCTCATCAACGACGATATGAACGCCATCGTCAACGAGTTGATGATGATTTACCGCTGCATCTATCGGGATTCCGCCTTCATACACGACACGTACCCGGACTATGGCACGACTGATTGGGAGGAGATGTTGGCCGAGGCGGGGAGTAACCCGGTCTTCCGAGAGGACTTGAAGAAGGTGCGCCTCATCAAGACCGTGCGTGACGGGGACGTCTCGTTCAGCAAGGTCTCCGAAGGTCAGGACTTGACGGGGAAGAAGGTCATCTCCGCATACGACGCCGTCATTGACCGGCTGAACGAACTCATTGACGGGTTCAACGAAACCGCCCTGATGGAAGTCTATCGTGGAACGAGACAGGGCGAGATGAACTACCGGGGTCGTGGCACCGAGAACCTCCGCAACCCCATTGACCGGGCGAAGGCAATCGTCACGATTGACGGGATCGCGAAGAAACTCGGAGTTCAGTTTGAGCAGGATTCCTCGCTGAAGGCGAAGGGAGCGTTCTCGCCGTCTACCGGAAAGATTCGCATTAACATTGACGCCCACAAGGACACCGCCGACCTGGAGGCAACCCTCCTTCACGAAGCGGTCGCCCACTACGGACTGCGGAAACTCTTCGGTGACGATTGGAAGGAACTGCGTAAACGCCTCTACGACCAGGCGACCGATGGAATCAGAAAAAGGGTTGACGAGATTGCGAAAGCGAACGGCCTTTCCACCGAGGTCGCTATGGAGGAATACATCGCATCCCTTGCGGAAGACGGTCGCTTTGACCAGCAGGAGGAATCCTTCTGGCAGAAGGTCGTGACGGGCCTCAAGAGACTCCTCCACAAGATTGGATTCCACGCCGACTGGATTAACGATGCAGACCTCCGGGCGATGCTCTATGCGTCCTACCGCAACTTGCAGAGGGGCGGTGCGCTTGAGTCTGCCGCGAGAATTTCCACCTATTCTGCGCTGCGGAGCGTCGCTGACAATTCAAGAAATAATGCTAACTTTGTAGACAATGGCACAGAGAATGACAGAGCAGGAACTTCTCAGTCTCCCGATGGAATACGGGGGAACGGTAGAGGATTATCTGCGCGAGAGACCAGCAGGCTGGAGGCAGAGGCTGATAGAAGCGATATACGAATGCTTGAGGCAGAGGTTGCCCCTGAACGCATTGAATATCGAGGAGATAGCGAGGGAGCTTTCGACCGAAGGGTTGACCAAGAAAGAGAATCCCGCCGACTGATTGAGGCCGCAAAACAAAACGGACTTTTCATTGAGCCTGGAACCTATGACGACCTTCCGCGATTTGCGAAGGCGAGCAAGGAAAGCATAGTCCGCCTTGATGAGCAGAACGGTCGTGTAATCAAAATCAAAGACCCGTTCGCAGCCGAGTCTATGACGCACAACAGCCCGTTTGACGAGCTGTACGTCCATCTCGCACACAACATCTTCTTCCCGGAGTCCCGCTACAAGTTCCTCGGCATCACCACCAACAGGAGGGGAGACGAGGTGCGGTTCGTGCTCCAGCAGGACTACATCGCTTCCATTGACCGGGTTGACGATGTGGACGCGCAGAACTTCGTAAGGAATCACGGCTTCCGGAAGATTGACGGTTATCGCTCCGAGAACGATGACGTCATCGTAATGGACTACTATGGCTCCAACATTCTCCAGGATGCGGACGGATACCTCCATCTGATTGACCCGTTGATTACCTTCAAGCGGAATCCGAGGGAAGTGATTGACGATTATCTCAACGGAGACTATGATCCGACCGACCCCGAATTCTTAAACCGCTTCCTCGGAGAAGAAGGGGCGAGGAATCTTGACGAATCGCAGGATTACGAAGATGTTCGCAACCTTGAGATTGAGCAGGAAACCGAGGAACTCTACCGCCGTTCCAGCCAGGAAGCGACCGCCCAGACCGCCGCGCAGATGTACGGAGGACAGGTGCGGACAATCGGTAGCGCAGTCCACGAAGTACTCGTAGACGAACTGCATCCGGTGGACGTCCTCCTTGACGCACTCTCCACGGAATCCAAAACCGAGATTAAGGACGACGAGCGGGTCAGCGACCGCATCCGTGAGACGGGCGGCAAGGCGATGCACGCCATCCGTCAGTACGACAAGAAATTCCTCCAGCCGATGTGGTCGGCGGTGGGTGAGTTCCGCAAGAACACCGGGACGAGCATCAAGGACACGGAGACCTACATCGGGTTGAAGTCCGGCCTTGAGAGAAATGTCGTGCTCGCTAAACGTGACGCAAAACGGGACTATCAGTCGCAGTACGACGCAACCGCCGGAGAGATTGACGGGCAGATCAAGAAGATTGACTCCGACCTCAAACGGAAAATCAAGGCCCTTGACAAGCAACTCGCCGAAGGCAAGATTAGCGACACCACCCACCAGGGCAAGGTTGACGCCCTCAATGCAGAGGCGAAGACGCAGAAGGACAAGTTGCAGGCCGAGAAGGATGCCGCCACGGCAAAGAGGGACGGACATTTCGCAGACGTGGACTCCGGAACGGACGAGCGTTATCAGAAGTACCGCAAGAACGACTACTCCGCCATCACCGCCTGGGCCGAAACGGACGACCTTGAGGAAGCGGAGGCACTTGCCGGAGACTACGTCGCCGATATGGAATCCCGTGCCGGCGCGGAAACCACGAAGGAACTCTGGAAGCGAATCAACGCCGCCACGAAGGAGACCCTCAAGTTCCAGTACGAACACGATATGCTCACCCGCCAGCAGTACACCGACATCTCCAAGATGATGCAGTACTACGTTCCGATGCGTGGCTTCGCGGAGAATACGGCGGAGGACATCTACAACTACTACGTCACGCCGCAGGGCAACGACTTCCAGGCTACCGTCCTCACGGCGAAGGGAAGAAAGACGTGGTACGAAGGCCCGCTCGGAAACATCGGTGCGATGCACTCGTCCGCCATATCGCAGGGCATCAAGAACGAGGCGAAACTCTCGCTCCTTGACGCGGTGCGCCGCCGTCCGGACAACACCATCGCAACCGTCACCCGTGCGTGGTTCGTCAAGAACGGGCAGAAGGATGCCAACGGGAAGGACTTGTACGATGTGGCATACCCGCAGATTCCGGAGAACGTATCCTTCACTCAGAGGCAGGCGATCGTTGACCAGTTCGAGAAGGATATGGCCGAGAAGAAAGCCAACGGAGAGGCGTACAACTCCCACCGGGAGGTAGACCTCCGTGGAGGCGTGGTCGCCTTTGAACGGGATTCCCACAGGAACGAACACATCGTGAAGGTGCGCGAGGGCGGTAAGGAATACGGTGTCATCATCAACGGCAACCCCGCAGCGGCACAGGCAATCAATGGGGTCAAGCACGGCCCCGGAGCAGGAAACAAGTTCTTGAACGGGATGCGGACTTGGACGAGATTCCTCTCGTCAATGTTCACGACGTTCTCCGTTCCGTTCTGGGTTTCCAACTTCCAGCGAGACCACGGACAGGGACTCACCAACGCATTCATCCGGAACAATCCTGCTTACGTCGGCAACTATATCATCAACCGGCTCAAGTGCTTCAAGCTGTTCCCGTACATCATCGGCGAGGAAAGCCTTGAAAAAGCGGTCGCCGGCGGAGACCGGGTGGCAACCCTCTACAAGCAGTACCTGGAGAACGGAGGCCCGATGGGGCAGAACCGCATCGAAGACAACGAGTACTTTGAGAGGAAGATGCGCCGTTTCCTCAACAACTCCGCAAGGCAGGGAGTCATCAAGGGGGCGCAGGGCGTTCTTGAGTTCATCGGCGGAGTAGGTGAGGCCATTGAAACGATAACCCGTTTCGCCACGTTTATGACATCTATGGAAGCCGGGCGTTCCATCCACGAAAGCATCTCCGATGCGAAGGAGATTTCCACCAACTTCGCACGCAAGGGAAGCGGTCGCGGATTCACCCGTGACGAGGTGGACAGGATGGTTCACGCAGACGGAACCGCCCTGAAGCCGATAGAAAAGTCGTTCGTAAGAGTTCTCTCTACGGCCGTTGAATTGTGCAGGGCGTCCATCCCGTTCTTCAACGCCGCCGTGCAGGGCCTCAACAACAAGTTCACCAACTACCGGGAACATACCGGGAAGACGCTGTTGGCGAATTCCGTCTACCTCCTTCTCGGATTCGGAATGAGTATGCTGTTCCGCAACGGAGGCGGCGACGACGACGAGAAGGGCGATTACCTGCATACGTCCGACTATCTCCGGAGGAACAACATTCTCAACCCGATTCTTGGAAACGGAAAGTATCTCAAGTGGGCGTTACCGCAGGAATACCGATTCTACTACGCACTCGGTGACATTCTCGCCGGAAACATCCTTGATATGAGACCTGCGGAGGATGCGATTGCCGATGCCGTTGGAAGCCTTATGCAGTTGTCCCCGGTCGGCGTCATCACGGACGAGGTGCTTTATAGCGGTGGAGACAAGCAGACCGCCTGGCAGAACCTAATCCTCGGAGTTTCTCCCGGCGTCGCTGACCCGGTGTTTGAATCGCTGTTCAACCGCGACTTCAAGGGCGCACGCCTTTACAACCAGGGATTCAACGAGAACAGGAAGATGTATCCCGGCTGGACGAAAGCGATCGAGACAACCGGGAAGGAATACGTTTCCGCTATGGAGCAGTTGAACAAGGTGCATATCCTTGACAAGAACGACAGGGGCGAACGGAAACTGATATGGATTGCGGACGAAGAGCAGAACGCAGAGAGACGCGGTACGTTCAATTTCAACCCCGCAGTCGTGGAGCATCTCGTCGAATCCTACTTCTCCGGCCCTTACCAGATTGTAGTCCGTGTTCCGGAAGCGGTTGCGAAGGGGGTCAAGGGAGAACTGAAGGTGAGGGACGTCCCGCTCTTAAATAGAATTATTCTAAATACGAACGACAACAAGCGGGATGCGTATTACTCCAATATGTACTATTACTTCAAGGAATACGCAGACGAGGCAGACCGCCTTGATTCCGATTACGAGAAGACGAGTCCGGAACACAGGAAGGAGGTGAGGGAGTCCACCGACTTCAAGTACACTCTCGTATTCAAGAAGTACAGCACGATGGAGTCGCAGATTAAGAAGGCGAAGAAACTCGCGCAGGGCAAGGGAGACCTTGACAAGGTTCAGGAATACGACAACCAGCTTGAACAAATCCACTACCGGATTGCGAAGGAATGCCTTGACATCTACTTCAACAGGAACGGGGTCAAATAGCACCCCGCCCATAGAACTAAAATCAGTTTATTTGCATAGCGATGAAACTGCACAACACGAATATCGTTGACGCCTACAAGGACGAGATGGACAGCCTCAAGTTCCAGGAGTCCACTCTCGGCGAGGATCACACCTACAAAGACCTCGTCGTGCGGTGCGAGAACCTCTGGAACAACCTTGACTATCTCCGCCGAGCGAGGGCGAAGGTACTCCGGTTCGCTTTCGGAGACCATTGGGAGGGGCGCGTACTCATCAAGGGCAAGTGGATTCCCCAGCGGGAATACCTTTCCATGATCGGAGTCCCCCCGCTCCAGACCAACCAGGTCAAGCGGGTGTTCAACTCCATCGCGGGCCTTTGGACGAAGGAGAAGAACGCTCCCGTAGTCCACGCCCTCAACAACGAATGGAAGGGATACGGCGAGGGAATGACCGAGGTTATGCAGAAGAACTGCAAGAACAACCGGATGACCGTCCTCGGAGGCGAATGGCTCACCGAGGCGAACGCCGGTGGACTTGCCATCGCACGGGAGGAATGGTCGAAGCGGAACGGCAAGTACGACGCCCGCACGAAGGTCGTGAACCCGAATATGTTCTTCTTCGAAAGCGGTATGCAGGACAGCTCGTTCGCCGACCTGACCCTCGTCGGGCAGATCCACGACCTCGCCTTCAACGACGTATGCGCCTTCTTCGCCAACTCCCCGGACGACTTCGCCACCATCCGGGAATGGTATTCCAGCGATTCGTACTCCGGCCTCCAACCCGACCCGGTAGACCTCTCGGACGCGAACAAGTGGCAGGACATCTCGTTCAACCGTCCCCGCCAGCACGGCTTCTGCCGTGTCATTGAGGTGTGGACGAGGGAACGCCGTCCCCGCTACCACGTCCTTGACGCCAACTCGCCGGAGGAACCCTACGACATCAATGCGGACGACCGCGAGATGATGAAGCAGATTGACCGGACGAACAAGGAACGGCTCGCGGAAGGAAAGAGGCTCGGCTGGACGGAAGACCAGATTCCGCTCATAGAGTACAAGGACTATTGGTACATTGACACCTATTGGTACTGCCGATACCTCACCCCCGAAGGACACGTCCTCTGGGAAGGGGAGTCCTCCCTGCCCGACCGGGGTCATCCGTACACCATTATGGCAGTCCCGTTCGCCAACGGCCGCATCGTGGGACACGCATCCGACGCCGTGGACAACAATATGGCGATAGACCGTATGCTCATTATGGACGATATGGTCAAGCGTGCCGGGGCGAAGGGCCTTATGATGGTTCCGGAGGACATCGTTCCCGACTGGATGAGCTGGGACGAGTTCGCAGACCAGGCGACCTCCATCAACGGCGTGGTGTACTACAAGCCGAAACCCCACGGGCAGAGGCCGGAGATGATATTCTCCCACTCCACGCAGGTGGACACGGCGAATATGGTCAAGCTGATGTCCGACCTTATGGAGAGTTCCGTGTCGGTGACGGGGGCGATCCAGGGCAAGACCCCGTACGCGGGTACGTCCGCCGCCCTGTACGCCCAGCAGACGCAGAACTCCGCCACCCCTCTCGCGCCGCTCCTCGAACGCTTCTCGGCGTTCCTGGACGACGTGATGCTCAAAAAGCTGTCCATCATACAGCAGAACTACACGATACAGGACTACGCAGAAATCGTCAGTTCCTCGGACATCTTGCAGGCGATGAACCTCAACCTCGCCATGATGGGGGACATCAAGTACAAGGTCACCGTGGAGCAGGGCGTGGACACCCCGACCTACCGGATGGTTGCGAACGACGACCTCAAGGAGTTCCTCGCGGCCGGATTCATCACCTTCGACGACTTCCTCGCCACGAGCACCCAGCCGTATGCGCTTGAGTTGCAGAGGCGGCTGGAGGCACGCCGTCAGCAGTTAATGGAACAGGAGGCGGCTATGGCCGCCGCCGGGATTCCCCCGGCAGAAGCGCAGCCTGCGGAAGAGTAGGGTGTTTTGTTTGTTCAGTGTTTCACATTGTGGTTTTGTTGTTGGAAGGCTCCGTTGTGAAACGGGGCCTTCCTTTCATTCGTCAAGGAGCTTCGCCCTGCGGAGTCCCTCCCGGAGGAAGGCGAGACGGCGGACTTCCTGCTCCTGGGGAGTGAGGCCGTCCTTCTCCGCACGGTCGGGCGTGTAGTACCACGCGCCCTCACGCAGGGTTGTCATATTGTAGTCCTTCGACCAGTACTTCATATCCACGCCGAAGTAGAACCCCTGCGCCCAATGCTTTAGGTTGCGGAATCCCCTCCGGTTGAGAGGCTTCAAGACCCTCCTCCCGTTCCTGTCCGGCCAGTCTATCAAGTAGTACGCCCACTTCTTCTCCGCGTGCAACTTGTCGCACGCTTGTACACCGTTTTGGTACATTCTCCGATAATACGCCGTGACGAGCCTCGCCGCCACGTTCCTGAAAAACTTTCTCATATCACTGCAAATGAATTCGGATCTCTCCTCGTAGTCCTTCTTTCCCCCTTGTTCACCCGGAAGTGCGGGGTCTCCATCTCCCGGAAGCATATCCACAGTCCGATGGCGTTGGCCATCAGCACGTCGTCGTGGTTCCCGTCTCCGGGAGGTGCGCTGAAGTTGCCCTTCTCGTTCTTCTCGTAGAGTGCCATCTCCTCCACGCAGACGATGTCGTGTTCAATCCATAAATGTTCGCGGACGCAGGTGACGAGGTTGCCGATGAGCGAGTCCTTGTTGCCCACGTTCGTATGGAAACCCCACCTTCTCGGCTTTCCCTGCCTCATAGAGGAAGGCGAACCCGCACGGGCGTAGAGGTTGTCGTAGAATCCCGATATGACGTCAAGGATGTACTCGGACATATTCCCGTCCGTGTCCCGTTCGGGGTCTTTCGTCTCAAGGGTGTTGGATTCTATGACGAGCAGGGCCTTGTCGTACCAGAACGCTATCCTCATCGCATCGTAGGCGAGCAGGTCGTAGTCCGTATGGTAACGCATCTGCGCCACCACCTCCGGCTTGCCGCCGTACATCATCGCCGCACGGTCGAACACCCGGATTACCGACCAGTCGGAGGTCTGGTTGCGACCGCCGACGTCCACCACGACGAGATACCGCTCCGCTATGTCGGAGTCCTGTTCGGGCCTGCGCCATATCCGGAAGTCCCCGTTGTCCGCAGGGACGAACCTTATGTCCTTCAGCACGCCCGCACCCTTCGCCCCTGCGGAAAGGAGCATCCCCCTCTCCTCCGGCTCCTTCACGTCCGCACGGACGGCTTCAAGGTGGTACACGTCAAACACCTTCGATCCGGAGAAGGTGAACGCCTCGATGTCGTCGGACGGGGCCTCGGAAGCCATATCCGCGTGGTCGGCGAACTCAAGGTGCTTGATGCGATACCAGTTGATTCCCTCAAGGGTCGCTCCGAGTTCCCACAGCCTCCAGAAGTACTTTCCCGACTGCGTGTTGCCCTCGTACCCCGTCTCCTCGCGGTTCTTGTAGAGCCAATAGGCGAACTCCTCGTCCGTACAATGGGCGATGGGAAGGGTGTCGTGGGGGATGAAGTACCAGGGGATGAAGACCGGGGTGAAGCTGGACTCCCCGGCCTTCGCCGAGAGCCAGCATCGGTGGAAGTAGTTGCCCGCTCCCTTCGGGGTGGACTCGAACACCTGCATCGTGTAGGGGCGGGGGAGGATACCGCCCGCGATGGACTTGACGAGGTCTTCCGCACGGGACTTGGGGGAGTCCGGCCACACCGCCACCTCGGAGAAATGCACCCCGGAGTACGGCATACCACGGAGGTTGTCCGGCTCCTGGGCAGAGCCGATGGAGATTCGGTTGTTACGCACCTGCCTGTCCTGCCCGGCGGTGTCTCGGAAGATGTACTCGGAGGTCTTCGGGACGGGAACCATCCGGAGCTTGCCCTCCACGCCGAGGGACGTGGCGTCGTAGTGGCGGAAGGCGGTGTTGAGCATCCGGGTGATGGAGATGGCCGTTCCG